ATGAAGTACGATATCTCCGAAGATGGAGAGGGGCTTGCGCTCAATTTCCTCCCCGGGATTTCGGACAATGGACGGCCAAACTGCCAGGGCATGCCGCCTCAATTCGTACGCCAGCACCCGATTCGAAAAGCGTTAGTCCGGTTTGTCGACAACGAGAGAGTTATACGCTTTTATTTTGGGCCGACAAAATTATCGCCGTATCTAACGCTGATAAGGCAAGACTGATCAAGAGACGGCAGAAAAGTCGGCAAAAGATCTGCGTGCATCAGAGGTTTTAGGCGTACTATCTATTTAAATTCAAAGACTTATTACGACATCGGGTAACGGAAAATGTCGGCAATATTGATCTACGATTCTCCTCATCAGTTCGAGCCGCTGCTGCCGTCTGCGCTGCCGGTTGAGCTGGAGCAGGCGACGAACGAGGTCGTCCGGGCATCCGCGCGCCTGACTGCGCAGGCGCACCCGACTGCGCGTGCGGTGATCCGCGAGCTGGTCCGCTCGATGAACTCCTACTACAGCAACCGTATTGAAGGGCAGGGCACGCATCCGCTGAACATCGAGCGTGCCTTGCGGCGTGAGTTCTCGGACCAGCCTGGTATCGCCTATCTGCAGCGGGTCGCATTGGCCCACATCGCCGCCGAGCGCGCACTTGAGCAGCGTGTCGTCAACGGCGAAAACCCGCGCTCGTCCGCCTTCCTGATCAGGGCACATGAGGCCATGTATTCAAGGCTGGCGGACGCCGATCGGATCACCGACGACAAACGCGTCATCGAGCCCGGCGTACTGCGGTCCGATAACGTGACGATCGGCCATCACCTGGCGCCCACCGCTGCGTCGCTTGCCGCCTTCCTTGAACGAATGGATCAGGTCTACCCCAGGCAGAAGGCCGGCGCAGCCGTCTTGATTGCCGTCGCTTGCCTGCATCACCGTGCCGCGTGGGTGCATCCCTTCCTGGACGGGAATGGACGCGCCGTGCGCCTGCAAAGCCATTGCGCCTTGTGGGAAATGACCGAAGGCCTGTGGTCGCCGAGTCGCGGCCTGGCGCGCTCCGTCACCGACTACTACGCTCGCTTGCACAATGCCGACATGCCGCGCCGTGGCGATCTGGACGGGCGAGGGAATTTGACGACAGCCGGATTGATCGAGTGGATCGAGTATTTCGTCGGCATGTGCGCGGACCAGGTGAACTTCATGAGCCGCATGCTCGAACTCGATGGAATGAAGCGCAGGATAGAAGCGCTGGTCACGTTCCGCTCCGCGCACGACAAGGCCATGCGCGCGGAAGCCATACTCCCGCTGCATCATGTCTTTGCCGCAGGCCCCGTGACGCGCGCGGAATTTGCGCAGTTGACCGGTCTGGGCGAACGCACTGCGCGCGCGCTTCTATCCCGGTTGCTCGCGACCGGCCTGGTGGTGAACGATACCCCGCTTGGCCCGGTGCGCTTTGGCTTGCCGCTGGATGCGCTGCAATTTCTGCTGCCGGAGCTTTACCCCGAGGCCGCAGCTTGACCTTAAATCCTGTCCGTCTCCCGCCGCACCACACGCCCGATGATGATGCATTCACCTTCGCGGCAGCTCTTGCGGCGGTGGCGCTGCTGGTCCTGGTTGTCCGAGGTCAGCCACCAGTCGCCGCGGTCGCGCGTCAGGCGTTTGACCACGGCCTGGCCTTCGTAGTTGACGGCAAACACCACGCCATCCTCCATCGCCGTGTCGGCGGTGTTGATGATCACCAGATCGCCCGCGTACAGATTAGGCTCCATGCTCTCGCCCTTGACCGCGATGGCGATCAGCCGTTCGGGGATGTAGCCGTGGCGGTCGGCCCAGTTCTTGGAAACGCTTAATTTGCTACCGTCGTAAATCTCTGGAACAGTTTGAAAGCCCGTCATACCTGCCGATAGCTGAAGTTGCACTTTGCGAATTTCGTAAAAATCTGGATCGCCCGCATCCGCCACCACCACCTGCCGATACTCCCGCTCGACGCCGCCGCTGCGCGCTCGCGGCTCGCGGCCTTCATGCAGCCATTCGAACCTGACATTGCAGGTCGCCGCCAGCTGGGCCAGCGTCTGCGTCTCCGGGCCTTTCTTGCCCACGCCCTTGAGTATGCGGTTGATCGTCGGCTGCGGTACGCCGGAGGCGCGCGCGAGGGCGCTCTGGGTGGTGAACCCAGCCTCTTTCATAGCTTCATCAAGTCTGCTTGCGATATCCATGGCACGAACTATACGTGCATGAATAAAAATACGCAATAATTTATTCATTCAGGTATTGATTGCCTATCCATTCGCGTATATTCTGTGTCCATGAATAAAAATATTTCGAATTTCCCGCGCTCCAACCACCTGCCCATGCCGCTGACGCCGGGCGACTGCGACCTGCGCGATTTCACCTTCATGCCGCTCGATGTGCTGCGGCTGCGCGACAGCGATATCTCGGCCATCGTCAGCGGCGACGAGTTCCGCGCCGCCGTGCTGCTGTGGTGCGCGTCGTGGCACCAGATCCCCGCCGCCAGCATTCCCGATGACGACGTGGTGCTGGCGCAGCTGGCCGGCTATGGCCGCGTCGTCCGGGAGTGGAGCAAGCTGCGCGCCGGTGCGCTGCACGGCTGGATCAAGTGCGCGGACGGCCGGCTGTATCACCCCATCGTCGCGGAGAAGGCCAACGAAGCCTGGCAGGCCAAGCGCGCCCAGCGCTGGAAGACCGAGTGCGCGCGCATCAAGAAGCACAACCAGCGCCATGGCCAGGACTTGCCGTTCCCCACGCTGGAAGCCTTCCTGGCCGATGACGGCGCACCGCTGTCCCGCGCTTGTCCCCCGGGACCGGCCTTCCAAGAGACAGAGACAGGGACAGAGACAGGGAAAAGTTTACCAGCCAGAGCCCAGGCCGCAGACGACGCCGCACCACCGCCCATGTCCCGCATCGGCGAGCTGTGCCGGCGACTGCGCCAGCTCGGCATTGCCGCCGCACCGGGCCTGTTCGCCAAGCCGGGCTGGGCGCCGGTGCTGCAGCGGCTGGACGATGAGTTCATCGTCGCCGTGGTGGCGCAGAAGCTGCGCGCCCATCCCGGCGAGCATTTCAGCGCCGCTTATTTCCTGCCGGTCTTGAGCGACTTGGTGCGCAACCCCGGCAAGCCCGCCCAACCATCTTTCGGAGGAACCCATGCAGAACGCCAGCGCGTACTTGACCAACTCACGGGCCGCCACGGCGGCGGCGGTGAGCAGCACACCATCGACGGCCAAGCCCGTCTCGTCGGATAGCGTGGAGCGCCTGTTCGCGGAATTCGAACTGCTCTACGGCAGCCGCCTGGCCGACCTGTGGCGCGGCACCGACGTGCGCGGCGTCAAGGAGAACTGGCGCAGCAAGCTGGCCGGGATGTCGGTGGGCGAAGTGCGGCGCGGCGTGGCCGCCTGCCTGGCCCGGCCGTGGCCGCCCACGCTGCCGGAATTCCTGCAGCTGTGCCGGCCGCCGACGGATGCCGAGTCCATGTTCGCCGAGGCGCAGTGCCAGGTCAGCCGCCGCGCCTTCGGCGACGACCACTGGCCGTGCAAGGCGCTGTACTGGGCCGCCGTCGAATTCACCTTTGCCGATCTGCGCGCGCTGGCCTGGCCGAACGCCCGCGCCCGCTGGACCCGCATCCTGACCGCCAAGCTGGCGCACGAGCACGAACTGGCCGACGTACCGCGCCCGGTGCCCGCGCTGCCGGCGCCCGGCCAGGCGCTGACCGATGTGCACACCGCCCGCATGCGGCTGCAGGCAATCAAGGCGCTGTTGAAGAACAACCCAACCAATACCAGCAACACTTAAGGAGCACAGATCTATGTTCATCATCGAAGAAGAAGCACTGTTCAGCAGCGCGCACGCCGCGCTGGTTTTCGCATTCAATTTCTCCGGCCAGCAGTACGACAAGTCCATGATGGCGCGCATGGCCTCCGGACCGACCAGGGAAGGGAAGGGGCTGGGCGGCCTCGATGGCGCGGCCCAGGCCGGCATGATAAGGGCCGAGCTCGACCGCCTCGATCCGCTGCTGATGCACATCCTGATCGCGCGCGTGGCGCCGCCCGCCGTGCCTTGCGATTGCGGCCGCAACTGCTGCGCCGGTTCCAAGCCGAACAAGGTGTGGGTCGACGCCATCCTGTTCCTGACCGAGCGCGCGCTGGGCGAGATGTCGGGCCTGCTGTCGCACTATCTGCTGCGTCGCGGCATCATCGAGCGCTGCTTCGGCGTCAAGCACAACCTGGCCGACCTGGCCGACCAGTGCGGCGTGCATCGCGATACCGCCAGCGCGCACAACGCCAAGCTGGTGCGTTGGTTGAAGGGTGCGCCGGCCAAGGGCCGCATGCCTGCTGTCAGCGGCGCCGAGCACAAGGCGTGGATCGCCGTCGGCGAACTGCTGCAACAAACAAAAATGATCGTTTTTTAAAAAAGTGCTTGACCGTTCCGCAAAACACGCGGAGAATAGGTCTCACTTTGATAAGTTCAAGAAGTACGTCAAAAACCCGCCCAGTGCGGGTTTTTGCATTTCTGCGGCAGTTTTTTCTTCACGCCGCTTCCTCCCTTTTCTTTTCTGGTGAACTCCATGGCCGATCAAACTGATGTCGCCCAAGCGCTGGTGGCGGCGATCAGCGCCGCCGTTTATCCCAACGGTATCGGCGCTGCCTCCGTCACCGGCGTTACCGCCGTGATCTACGCCGGCTGGCCCAACGCCGCCACGCTCAACGCCGACCTGACCGCCGGCAAGGCCCACGTGTCGGTATTCCCGACCGCTACCGAGCGCGTCACCCAGCAGACTTGCAGCGACTGGATGGCGCAACCCATTCCAAGTTCGACGCTGAGCCTGACGGTCGGCGCTGGCACGGTGACGGTGGCGGGCACGCCGGCGGCGGGGCAGAACGCCGCCGTGCTGGCGGACGGCCTGCCGGTGGTCTACGCGGTGCGCGCCGGCGATACGCCGACCGCCGTCGCCACCGGCCTGGCTGCGCTGCTTAATGCGCAGCGCCCGGCCAGCAACATCGGCGCCGTCGTCAGCGTGCCCGGCGTGCGCAAGCTGGTGGCGCGGGTCGGCGTCGGCGGCAGCAATATGCGCGTGCTGCGCCGGCAGGAAAAAGTGTTCCAGATTTCGGTCTGGGCCAGTAGCGCCGCCGCGCGCGATCCGCTGGCCGCCGCCATCGACGTGGCGCTGGCCGGCGCCTGGCGCGTCGCGCTGGCCGACGGCACCAGCGGCACCTTGCGCTACAAGCGCAGCGTGCAAAACGATGCGATGGAAAATGCCACCATTTTCCGTCGCGATATTCTCTATGCCGTGGAGTACGCCATCACGGATAGTGCCAGCGCAACCCAGATCGTCGCCGAGCAGCTCGGCGTCGCGATGCAGTTCGCAACAGGTGGGCAGTACGGCGCGACGACGCTGTATTCGTAACGCCGTCTTCCACCTGCTTTCTTGCCCGCCATGTGCGGGCTTTTTTTATTTTTAGGAGGCTTACATGCCGGTATCACAGCAAGGCGCCATCAACACCACGGCGCTGATCGTTCCAGATCTCTACGTACAGATAGTGCCGCCCAGCGTGTCACTGCTGAATGGCGTGCCGACCAATGTGCTCGGCATTGTCGGCACCGCCCAGTGGGGCCCGGTCAATTCCGCATCCCCGGTGGGCAGCACCGCCGACTATGCGCGCATCCACGGCTCGCTGCAAAACCGCAAGTACGACATGGGCACCGCCCTGGCGGCGGCGGTCCAGCAGGGCGCCGCCAGCATGCGCTGCGTGCGCGTGACCGACGGCACCGACACGGCCGCCACCGCGGCCATCCAGTCGGCCGGCATCGCCGCGACCGGCTCGGTGGCGTTCACCGCCAATCCGGTGGCCGCCACCACGGTGACGCTGGCCGGCACCGTGGTGACCTTCGTCGCCAGCGGCGCGGTCGGCAACCAGGTCAACATCGGCGCCTCGCTGAGCGCGACGCTGGCGACGCTGCTGGCCTTCCTGCAGGCTTCGCTGGACGTCAACATCGACAAGTTCACCTTTGCGCTCAATGCCAATACGCTGAACCTGGCGGCGCTGCTGCCCGGCGTGGCCGGCAATACGCTGACCGTGGCCACCACCGTGGCGGGCGCCACCGCGTCCGGCGCCACGCTGGCCGGCGGCGTGGCCGGCACCCCGGCGCTGACGCTGAGCGGCAAGTACACCGGCTCGCTGGGCAACAGCCTGCAAGCGACCATCGCCGCCGGCAGCCAGACCGGCACCGCCAAGGTGACGCTGGCGCTGTCGGGCTTCGCGCCCGAGGTGTTCGACAACATCCCCGGCGCGGGCAATGCGCTGTGGGTGAATATGGCGGCGGCCATCAACAACGGCAACAGCGTGGCGCGTCCGGCGTCGGTGCTGGTGTCGGCGGTGGCTGGCGCGGCTGTTGGCATGCCGGCCTATGCCAGCTCGAACTTCGCCGGCGGCACCGACGGCGCCAACAACATCACCGGCGCGCTGCTGCTCGGCTCCGACCTGGGCAGCCGCACCGGCATGTACAGCCTGCGCAGTTCCGGTGCGGCGGTGGCCATGCTGACCGACTGCGACGACATCAGCACCTTCGCGGCGCAGGCTGCGTTCGGCCTGTCCGAAGGCATCTACATGGTCGGCGTGACGCCGCAGGGCGACACCCCGGCGGCGGCGGCTGCGGCCAAGGCCGCGGCCAACATCGATTCGTATGCGTTCAAGCTGCTGCTGGGCGACTGGGTCTACTGGAGCGATCCGGTCAACTCGATTACCCGCGTCATCTCGCCGCAGGCGTTCGTGGCGGGCCTGCTGGCCAATCTGTCGCCGGAGCAGTCCGGTCTGAACAAGGCCTTGTACGGCATCGTCGCCACCCAGCGCAGCCTGCAGAACCGCGCCTACTCGTCGGCCGAGCTGCAGGTGCTGGGCCAGGCGGGCATCGACGTGATCGCCAATCCGGTGCCGGGTGGCGCTTACTTCGGTACGCGCTTCGGCCACAACACCTCGTCCAACCCGGTGACCAACGGCGACAACTACACCCGCATGACCAACTACATCGCCTACACGCTCAACACCGGCATGGGCAAGTACGTTGGCCGCCTGCAGTCGAGCCGCGCCGACGATCCGACCCGCCTGCAAGCCAAGGCCACGGTGGACGCCTTCCTGGCCAATATGCGGCAGCAGGGCCAGGTGGCGGACTTCTCCACCATCTGCGACCTGAGCAACAACCTGGCGCCGCGCATCGCCACCGGCTACATGCAGATGGACGCCAAGGTGCAGTACCTGTCGGTGGTCGAGAAGTTCCTGATCAATATGGAGGGCGGCCAGTCGGTGCAGGTTGCCCGCACCAGTACCGTGGCCGCCAACTAAGGCGGTTTTCACTTTCATCCATGCCGCCTGAGGGCGGCTTTTTTATTTGGAGCGACATATGTCGGCAGCAAATCAAACTTTGGGCAAGGACATCCGCGTCGTCATCACGACGGCCACCGGCAACTTGAACATTCCCACCACGGCGATCATGAAGTTCGACGCCCAACCTGTCACCACCGAGGAGAAGCGCACCGGCCTGGACGGCGAAGCGCGCCATACGGTTACGCACAACGGCTGGAAGGGCTCGTTCGAAATCGACCGCTTCGACAGCACGCTGGACGACTTCTGGGCCCAGGCCGAAGCCAACTACTACAACGGCATGAACGTGCCGTACGGCTTCATCCAGGAAACCATCCAGGAGCCCAACGGCGGCGTCTCGCAGTACCGCTATGAAAAAGTGGTCTACAAGCTGACCGAGCTGGGCGCGCGTGAAGGCGACAAGACCGTCAAGATGAAACTGGAATTCATGGCCTCGCGCCGCTTGAAAGTCCAGTAAGCCCCGTGCTGCAAGGCGCGCGTCCATCCGGCCGCGCGCCATTTTTTTATTGAACAGGAACTGCAATGAACAAACCAACTATTTCCATCGAGACGGTGTCGGACGACATCGTCAAGGCCGCCAACGCACTCGCCACCGTCGTCGCGGGCGGCCTGCGCATCGGCCTGAAGAAGCCGAACGTGCTGCGCCAGTACCAGATCGTCGAAACGGTCGGCGCTTCGGCGCGCAACGAGGTCTACATGGGCATGGTCATGCCGCTGCTGTGGGTGACGCAGATCGACGGCGACGACCAGCCGCCGCCATCGACCAAGCGCGAGCTGGAAGCGCTGATCTCGCGCCTGGGCGAGGACGGCATCAGCGCCGTCATGAGCCATGTGGCGGAGCAGGCCGACACCGCCGTGTCCGAGGCCGCCGTAAAAAACTAGCACGGAACCCCGCATTCGCCACGGTGGTGTACCTGGTGAAGAACGGGGTTCCGTTCGATGTGGCGCTGAGCCTGCCGGAAGAAGTCGGCACTGCCTGGGCCATCGCCCTGGGCGAGCAAGAGGGCGGCGAGTTCGATTTCGCCGCGATGCGCTGGATGCCCAGGAAGTAGGGCGCGGTTTACAGGAGTTCCCATGGCAAAACCATACCAAATGATGTTGAAGTTACAGCTGTCCAATGGCGCCAGCAAGGGCTTGCGGGAGATCGCGAAGGCGCTGAAGCTGGTCGAAGATGGCGCGGGCAGGGCGCAGAAGAATCTGTCCGCGCTGGAGGAGATACTGGGCAAGCTGAAGGGCAAGGACGACGAGAAGGGCAAGAAGAAAAAAACTGGCGAAGCAATGGCCGGCGTCGCCGACAAGATGTTCGGCGCGTTCAAGTCGCCATACGAGGCGGCGGCGGAAGCCGCGCAGGCGCAGTCGGATTTCGAGACGCTCAACCTGGGCGCACAGAACAACGCCGCGGTGTATGCCAAGGCGGCCGCGTTGTCGCACAAAACGCTGGGCACCGGCATCGCCGACAACATCTCCCGCATACGCGATCTGAACGATGCCTTCGGCGATCTGCCGAAATCGCTGGCGCTGTCGGAGGACTTCGCCAAATACTCGTTCGCGGCCAAGGTCGCCAACGGCGGCAAGGATGTCGAGGGGCTGACGGCGAATGCAGCCAAGGCCTTGGCTCTGCGCGGTGCGCCTGTCACGGGCGCCGATGCGGTGATGCGCAGCGAGCTGGATTTGCAATCGAAGGTGAATTTCGCCACCGGCGGCAAGGTCAACGGCGCGGAATTCGTGGCTGCGGCCAAGGCCGGAAAACAGGCGTATCAGCATTTCGACAAGGAGTATCTGTACGGCCAGTTCTCCGCCTACATGGCGCAGGAATCCGGCGAGACGGCCGGCGCCAATGCGCAAGGCGCCTACGCGACGCTGGTGGGCGGCGGCATGGATGGCAAGGCCAAGGGCTTTCTGTCCCAGCTGGGCCTGCTGCAAGCGCGCGGCAAGGGCAAGGGCGGCGAGGCCGGCTTGAGCGCGGCCAACGTCGCGCTGATGGAGCACCGTCCCGACAAATTCATCGCCGAGGTGCTGGCGCCGGCGATCCGCAAAAAGTACGGCAACATCGACGACGCCAAGATGGTGTCGCTGCTGTCGAAAAACTTTGACGAGCACACCGCGAGCTTTATCGGCGACCAGATCGTCAACCAGCCGCGTTTGCAATCCCAGGCCAAGACGTATGAGAAGGCCAGCAACTACGGCAGCGCCTACCAGCAATACCTGAAATCGCCGAAGGGCGCGGAGTTGGCGGCGGCGCAGGCGTGGAAGAATTTGCTGACCGTGATCGGCAGCGTGTACCTGCCCAAAGTCACCAGCGCCTTGCTGTTCTTCGCCAAGACCATGGACAAGCTGGGCAACTGGCTGGGGCGCTTCCCGGTACTGACGCAGATTGCGGTCTACGGCTTCGGCTTGCTGGCCGGCGCATTGAAGATAGGCGGAACGGTGCTCTCGTTGGGTGGCAATTTTTCCTGGCTGTGGAAGGCCATCAAGCGGATCGGCCCGCTGCTGCGGATGATAGTTCCGGCCATTGTGGCGATGGGCGAAGCGGTGATCGGAATGCTGACGCCGGTAGGTTGGGCAATTGCCGCCATCGTCGGCCTGAGCGTCGCGATCGGCGGCATCTGGTATTGGTTCCACAAGGATGCTCCCAAGAAGCCCGGTGCGCCGGCCATTCCCGCCGGTGCGACGGCGGGCGCGGCTGCCGCGCCGCGCAGCCTGCCGCCGGTCGCACCGCGCACGGCCATCAACCCGGTGCCGCCGCCTGCGCCTGCGCCGGTGTTCAAGGTCGAGAACAAGCTCGACTATCGCGGCATCACCACCCGCGTGCTGCAGGAAGCGGGCGCGCGGATGGCCGGGCCGCCCACCGGCCCCAATAACTTCGACGGCACGATGAACCTCGCCTCCGTCGCCTACGCAGGATAGACACATGGCAAACACAGCATTTACCCTGACCCTGGGAAGCGAGACTTTCCAGGACTTTGAAATCCCCGAAAGCATTCCGCTCGGCGGCAGCCAGAAGCTGGTGGTGCACCAGTTGCCCGGCGGCGTGCGCGTGGTGCAGGCGATGGGCGCCGAGGACGATCCGATCCAGTGGTCCGGCCTGTTCCTCGGCGCCAACGCGCTGCAACGCGCCCGCGCCATCGACCTGATGCGGGTGGAAGGCAGCCAGCAGCAGCTCAGCTTTTTCGAATACAAATACCGCGTCGTCGTCAAAAGCTTCAAGTACGTGGTGGAGCAGCGCCACCGCGTGCGCTACACGCTGGAGCTGGACGTGGTCGAGGACAGCACCCGCGCGCGGCCGTCGGCCAAGGCCGCCGACCTCAACGCCGCCATCAGCGCCGACGCCGCCAAGGCCGGCGCCATCGCGGCCAAGGTCGGCGATCCGAAGCTGACCGGCTTGATGAAGACGATGAACGACAGCATCAAGTCGGTCTCCGATTTCGTCCAGGCCGGCAGCAAGACCATCAACGGCGTGCTGGAGCCGGTGCGCGGCGTCGCCACCCAGGTCAAGGGCATGATCGCCGAGGCCGGCGCGGTGCTGCAAACGGTGACCACGCTGGGCGGCATCCTGCCCAACAACCCGGTCGCGCAGCAGGCCGCCAAGTTGACCAAGCAGCTGGACGCGGCCGTCAAGCTGCCGGACCTGCATCAGTTGCAAGCCGTGGTCGGCCGCATCGAAGCCAACCTGACGCGCGCCTCGGGGGCGGTGACATCCTTGCAGAAGGTGGTGGTCGGCGGCGAGAGCCTGTACCGGCTGGCCGCCAAGGTCTATGGCGACGCCACCAAGTGGATCGCCATCGCCCAGGCCAATAAAGTCACCGATCCCCAGGTGACGGGCGTGCGGACGCTGGCGATACCGCCTACGCCGCCGGACAACGGAGGAGTACCCGGCCCATGATCAATCAAGCACAGCCAACAAGCGCCGCCAACCGGCCGCGCGGCATGGTCTATGCCAACGGCGCCGCGCTGGACGGCGTGATCGGATTCGAGGTGAACAACAACGCCTTCTTCGTGGCCGACACTTTCCGGCTGACGCTGTCCATTGCGGCCCAGCCGGCCGGACGCGGCGTCGATTTCTGGTCGCGCCAGGAACAGCTGGAGCTGGAGTTCCTGCTGGGCTTCCCGTCCGATCCCGGCCAGGTCGCCAAGTCCGATTTGACCAGCTTCCTGATCGGCTATGCCGACACGCTGGACGTCGATCTCGACGCCGGCACCATCGTGCTGGCGGGGCGCGACTTGAGCTCCAGGCTGATCGACTTCAAGCGCACCAAGGTGTTCAGCAGCGGCACGCTGGTGGCGTCCGATGTCGTCAGCCAGATCGCCAAGGCGCAGGGGCTGACGCCGGCGGTAACGCCGACCACGGTGGCGGCCGGCGGCTACTACCAGATCGTCAAGGCACTGGTGGCGTCCAACGTCAGCTACTGGGACATCGTCACCAAGCTGGCGCAGTACGAAGGCTACCAGGTGTATGTGCGCGGCCGTTCATTGCACTTCGAACCGCGCACCGCCAAGAGCGCCGATCCCTACGTGCTGCGCTGGAAGGCGGGCGGCGTGGCCGAGTCCAACGCCATGCAGCTGGGCTTCCAGCGCAATCTGTCGCTGGCCAAGGACTTGCGCGTGAAAGTGCTGTCCTTCCACAGCAAGACCAACCAGGCCGTCAGTGAAGTGGCCGAGCGCAAGCGCGTGAGCGATGGCGCTGCCGTGCCGTTCGACGGCGAGCCGCAGGAGTATGTGCGCACCTTTCCCAATCTCGACGCCAGCCAGGCCAAGGCCAAGGCCAAGGCAATCTTGCAGGAATTGTCGGCGCACGAAATGAGCTTGAAAGCCGACCTGCCGGGCGATGTGCTGCTGATGCCGACCAGCCTGATCCAGGTGAACGACACCGGCAGCGCCTTCGACCAGGCTTACTACACGGCCTCCGTCACGCGCCGCTATTCGGTCGACGGCGGTTTCAGCATGTCGGTCGAAGCCAAGAACCAACTTCCCAACACTTAGCCGGAGGAGCATGCATGAACAATCTCATCAACAGTATTCGCCTGGTGTCGCAGACGGCCGGGCAGGGCCTGGCGCGCACCCGCATCGGCACCGTCACCAGCTACGACCCCAACACCTACAGCGCCAAGGTGCTGCTGCAACCGGAGGGCGTGGAAATCGGCTGGCTGCCGATCACCAGCGCCTGGAGCGGCAACGGCTGGGGCCTGTTCAGTCCGCCCACTTCGGGCGACACGGTGCAGCTGGAATTCCAGGAGGCCAGCATGGACGCCGGCCTGATCGTCGGCCGCTTCTACAGCGACCAGGCGCGGCCGCTGCCGGCGCCCAGCGGTGAGTTGTGGGCCGTGCACAAGAGCGGCGCGCAGTTCAAGCTGCTCAACAGCGGCGCCGCCGTGTTCAGCGACGGCCACGGCGCCAGCATCACGCTGAACGGCGACGGCAGCATCACGTCGGCGGCGTCGAGCTGGAACCACAGCGGCACGTTCAAGCTCAGCGGCGACGCCACCATCAGCGGCAAGCTGGCTGTAAGTGCCGATGCCTCGATCACCGGCAAGCTGGCCGTCAGCGGCGATGGCGCCGTCGATGGCAAGCTCACCGTCGGTGGCGATGTCCGGGGCGCCGGCGTCAGCCTGCGCACCCATACCCATCCCGGCGTGCAGTCCGGCCCGGGGATGACGGGAGCACCGGTGTGAGCGATCTTTCCCACTACATCGGCGGCGACCTGGCGCTGTCCGTCACCGGCGACCTGGCATTGAGCAGCGGCACGCTGGAAGGCCAGCAGCGCATCCTGCGGCGCCTGCTGACCAATGCCGGCGACTATCTGTGGCAGCTGGACTATGGCGCCGGCGTGTCGCAGGAAATCGGCAAGACGCTGGACGCCGGCCGCCTGCGCGCGCTGATCCGCGAGCAGTTGTTCAACGAGGCCATCGTCTCGCACCAGCCTGATCCGGTGATCCTGATCAGTCCTATCGACAACGGCATCAGCGTGCGCATTCAGTACGTCGATGCCGAAGTCCAGCAGCCGGTCAATCTGGCATTCAACCTCAACAGGTAAATCATGAGCATCTCTACCAAAACTTTCGCCACCCTGGTGGCCGACCAGGTGGCGGCGATCCAGTCCAGGACTTCCGGCCTGATCGACTTCACCATCGGCTCCATGCTGCGCGCGCTGGTCGAAACCAACGCCGCGCTGGCCCAATGGCTGCAAGGCATCGCCATGCAGCTGCTGTCGACCATGCGCGCCGCGACCGCCAGCGATGCCGACCTCGACAGCTGGATCGCCGACTACGGCCTGGCGCGGTTGCCGGCGCTGCCTGCGGTGGGCGCCGTCACCTTCGCCCGCTTCACGCCGACCAGCCAGGCGCTGATCCCGTTCAGCACGCAGGTGCGCACCGCCGACGGCAGCCGCAGCTACACGGTCGCGGCCGACACCAGTCATCCGGCCTGGACGGCGGACGGCTATGTGCTGGCGGCTGGCGTGCCCAGCCTGACCGTGCCGGTGCGCGCCAACGTCGCCGAGGCGGCGGGCAATGCCGGCGCCGGCCAGGTCAGCGTGCTGTCGCAGGCGGTGACGTATGTCGACACCGTCAGCAACGCGCTGTCGTTCTCCGGCGGCGCCGATGCCGAAACCGACGCCGCGCTGCGGACCCGCTTCGTGGTCTACATCGCCTCGCTGTCGCGCGCCACCCGGGCCGCGATCGGCTACGCGATCAGCTCGGTGCAGCCGGGCGCGGTCTACACCATCACCGAGAACCAGCAGTACAACGGCACGGCCGATCTCGGCTACTTCTACGTGGTGGTGGACGACGGATCCGGCGCGCCGTCGGCGGGCTTTATCAACGCCGTCAGCAGCGCCATCGAAGCGGTGCGGGCGATCACCACGCGCTTCGGCGTCTACACGCCGGTGATCGTGCCGGTCGCGGTATCGCTGGCGGTGACGCTGGCCTCCGGCTACGACACCGTCGCCACGCGCGGCCAGGTGCAGGCCGCGATCCAGAACTACATCAACGCGCTGGCGCTGGGGCAGACGCTGACCTACACCCGGCTGGCGCAGGTGGCGTACGACGCCTCGCCCGGCGTCACCAATGTGACGGCGATGCAGCTCAACGGCGGTAGCGCCGACGTTGCGGTGACGGCGCGGCAGGTGTTGAAGTTCTCGACCGTGACGGTGTCCTGATGGCGGCCGGGGACAACGGCGACATCGTCGCCCGCCTGAAGGCCACGCTGCCCACCTGGTTCAGCGACAGCTCGCCGGTGCTGGATGCCTTGCTGTCCGGCTGGGCGGCGAGCTGGTCCTTCGTGTATGCGCTGCTGGCTTATGTTAAGCAGCAAAGCCGCTTGCTGACCGCCAGCGATGGCTGGCTGGACATGATTGCGGGCGACTTCTTCGGCCTCGGTTTGCAGCGTCAGCCGTACCAGACCGACCAGAGCTATCGGACCGCGATCCAGGCCAACATCTTCCGCGAGCGCGGCACGCGCGCCGGCGTGATCAAGCTGTGCCAGGACATCACCGGCCGCACGCCCATCCTGATCGAAGCCGGGCGGCCGCAGGATTACGGCGCGTATGGCCAGCCGACCGGCTTCTACGGCCGGGGCCGCTACGGCACGCTGAGTACGACGCCGTATGAGTGCTTCGTCAAGGTGTACCGGCCGTTGTCGGGGACGCCGCAGTACGGCATCGCCGACGCCGATATCTACGCCGCCATCGACGCGGTGCGGCCGCACAACGTGACGGTCTGGGTGCAGCTGCTGTAAGGGCTGCTGCGTTTTTTTATCCACAAGGCTGCTACCCGCGGCCTTTTTTCTTTCAGGAGCAGTATGGATCGCGCAACTGTTTATAACGGCGAGGAACTGATCGAGACCGACATTTTGAACGGCAACAAGTTCGCCATGATCGGTCTCGCCAAACTCGCCCAGGCCGTGCTGGGCACGGCGCCGGTGTTGCAAGGCCTGGCCTGCACGCCGGGCACGGGCCTGACGGCGGCGATTGCCGCCGGCCAGGTGTATCAAATGGCGGCGGTCGACGCGACGCCGTATTCGTCGCTGGGCGTCGATGCGCGGCAGGTGCTCAAGCAGGGCATCCTGGCCGACCCGATCGCGCTGCCCGTTCCGGCGCCTGGCACGGCCGGCAAGTCGATCAACTACCTGGTGCAGGTGCAGTTCCAGGAGGTTGATACGGGGGCGCTAGTGCTGCCGTTTTATAACGCCAGCAATCCGGCCATTCCGTACAGCGGGCCGGGCGGTTTGGGCACGTCGAGCATGACCATCCGTTGCGGCAAATGCGCGGTGCAGGTCAAGGCCGGCGCGATGGCCAATACCGGCTCGCAGGTGACGCCGACGCCCGACGCTGGTTGGATCGGCGCCTACAGCGTGCAGGTGGACTACGGCATGACCACGGTGCCGGCGCTGAACATCGTGCCGGTGGCGGGGGCGCCGTTCCTGACGCTGGCGTTGCCGCAGGCGGCGCCGCTGAACAGCCCGGCCTTCACCGGCACGCCGACGGTGCCGACGCCGGCGCCGGGCGACAGCAGCCAGAAGGCGGCCAGTTCGGCGTTCGTGTCGGCGGCCATCAGCAGCGTCAACACGTCGCTGTTGTCGGTCATCAGTAATAACAGCAAGGGGCAGTACTCCGACATGTATTTTTACGGCCAACTCTAAGAGGACAACATGGCAAGCTATGTAGCAAAAGCGTCGCCCCCGGCGGCGACCTATACCACGCTGGGCACCGCGCCCAACGAGATGACGGTGAATATCCGCTGCATCAATCTCGATCCGCTGAACGCCATCACGGTGCGGCTGGCGATCTCGCCGGCGGTGGTGGCACCGGCCATGCCAGCTGCGGCCGACTGGATCGAGCCTCTCGATCTGGTGATTCCGGCCGGTTCGCTGCTGGAAGAGACAGCGGTGGCCTTGGTGGCCGGCGAAACAGTCACGGTTTTCAACAGCGCGTCCACGGCAGTGTGGCGCATGCACGGACGTTAATAAGGAGTAGCAATGGGACGAATTCTTTCAGGTGGCGCCAATGGTTCTTCCGTATCGGGTGGCGGCACGTTACAAAATCTCAGTACGGTGGTTGTTACCGGCGAACCGGTAGTACAAGGGCAACTGGCGTGTATCGGCGGCGATGGCCTGGCTTACTACACACTGGATCCCTCCGGCCCTGGCGGCGCTTTGCGGCCGGCATCCGGGTTGGCCGCGCCGGCACTGCCGTTTGCGGCGGGGCCTACACTTCCTCTTCCTGGGTCGACGAGCCTGCTGAGCGCCGGCTGCACACTGTCGAACGGCAATGCCGTCCTTGTCTGGACAAGCGGTAACTCTCTGCAGTTTGGTATTTACAATCCGCTGGGTGTGCAGCAGGGAGTAATAGTCACGCTGCCCCGTTTATACCCTAGTATTAATTTCTATGCTGTGGCGTTAAGCGGTGGCGGTTTCGCGCTTGCGTATCAAGAAGTCGGGACCGCAGCGGTCACGGTCGCCGTATTCAGCAATACTGGAACGCAAATCCTCGCACCGCTTGTAGTCGAAGCTGGTGTGGCTGCTACTTCGCTCGCGATCGCCGCATTGGCAGGCGGCGGATTCGCAGTCGCGTATTGCAACTCGTCCGGTATCGTCCGCTATGCGGTGTACTCGGCGACCGGTGTAGTTGTTCAGGCGCCGGCGGCCTCAGGCTTGATTAATGTACTGACGAGTTCACCGTGCGCTGTCAGCGTCGGAGCTTTGACTGGCGGCGGGTTTGTGGTTGCCGGTTTTGTGAGTCCTGCGATATCGACTTACTTTTCGCGTTTCAATGCCGCAGGCGTGGTGCAGCAAAGCGCAATAAGCGCTTTTTCGACCGGCGGTGCTTCTGCCGGCTACTGTACCGTGTCTGCGGTTGGCCTGGCTACTGGTGGATTTATCGTTGTTCAATACTGCAACAGCGTCTCAGGCACCGTAGTATCGACTTTTTCTGCAACAGGCACGGCTGTAGGCGGGATATATGGAATTGGAAACAGCTCTACCAATGCGTTTACCCCCGCATTCACTGTGACGCCGCGCCCAGACGGAAGCGCTTTGGTCAACACACAAGGTTATTTGTTTGTCGCTACAAACGCCGGTACGTACGGTGCACAAGCTTCGATAACCAATGGATATGGGAATGCGGTGACGGTAACGGACAACGGGGTTGTCATTGCCTGCGGGAGTACCGGAACTATTGAGGTTCGAGACGCAAATCTCACTCTCATGACGTCGTTTCAGAACAGTTCTCTAGGCATCTGGAGCTCTTATGTGAATACCACGCCGATTTGTCTGCTTGCTGTGGGGCGTAGTCCAGTAAAGCCGGCTGTTCCATTGGTGATGATCATGACCCCGGGAGGGAGCCCCGGAGCTCGGTACGTTACTTTAGCGCTGAGCGGTGCTTCCATCCCAAAAACTACGCCTATCGGTGTTTTTGGCGCCAGTGCTGCGGCTGGCTCGGCGGTCCCAGTTCAATACCAAGGTGTCGCCACTCTAGCAACAGGTTTTGTGCAGCCCTTCAGTATCGATGCTAATTCGTCGGCCCCCCCAGGACAACGCATGGCTATCGTTGGCAATCAAGCGATCTTGTCCGGGCTTCAGTCGCCACAGAATCGTCGCCAGATTAACTAACAGGAGAAAAATATGGCAACAGGAATTATAGGGGCATTCTCCAACGGAGCATTGACCTATACCGCGCCGACAGATGCAAAACTCAGCATCTCCTTCGCCGCCGGTGCAAATGTTGGATCGCTGCTCATCAATGGAATTGTGGCATTTGCTTATAGTAGTACCAACCCAAACAACGTATCGCTTACTCACTTTGTCGGTGCTGGACAAACTGTCACCATATCTGTTCAGAGCTATGGGAATTGCATTGTGTCTGTATTGGAAGGGTCGTAACTATGAAATTGATTTTTGTAAAAGACAGCTTGGTCGTAAGCCTTGGTTTTGTAACTGCTCCGGGAGCATCGATCGCTTCAGCCGTAGCGGGGGCGGAGGAATATGAGGTGGAGAGTGACACGCCGGTAGACATCGGCTGGAGCTGCAAGCTGGTTAATGGTGCTCCGGTCTTCGCTCCGTCGACCGCCCGACCGCTGCTCACGCCGATGTCGCTGTACATGGCCTTCACCCCCGCCGAACGCATCGCCATCAAAGCTTCGAAAGACCCGATGGTCGCCGAGTTCTGGGCCATGTACCAGCTGTCGGTACAGCTCGACAAACCAACCGACCCCAACCTGGCCTCGGTGCGCGACATCGTCGCCTACCTGGCCAAGCCGGCGTCGCCCGGCCCTGGCGGCGGCATCCTCGCGTCGCCGGAGCGGGTGCAGCAGATCCTGGCCGGCATCCCGCAGTAAATAGCAACGTTCAACACCACAGCCACCTTCGGGTGGCTTTTTTTATGCCTGGAGAACATGCGCATGACACACGAAACCATCGAAACCGGCGCCGCCATGCTGGCCAAGACCGCGCCGCCCATCGCCGTCGTCGGTGCCGAATACATCGGCATCACGCTGCCGGAACTGGTCCACCTGGCGACCCTGTTCTACGTCGGCCTGATGATCGTCCACAAGTGCTGGCACATGTGGAAGGAATGGAAGACCGGCAAAATCACGCCCGAGTCGGAAGGGGAGCTGCCATGACCCCCGCCGACTTCATCGCCGCCATCGGCCCCGCCGCCCGCGCCTCGGCCGTCCGTACCCGGGTGCCGGCCAGCTTCGCGCTCGCCGAGGCGGCACTCGAATCCGGCTGGGGCGCGTCGCAGTTGGCGCTGCAAGCCCGCAACCTGTTCGGCGTTAAGGCCGACCCATCCTGGCGCGGCGACGTGCTGCTGATGCCCACCCGGGAATTCCTCAAGGGCCAGTGGCAGATGCAGCCAGCCCGCTGGCGCAAGTATCCGGATTGGCAAGGTTGCATCGACGACCACGCCGCCTTCCTGCTGGCCAACCCGCGCTACAAGCCGGCGTTTTCCTGCCGCGGCGGCGAGGCGTTCGCGCGCGCGGTGGCCGCCGCCGGCTACGCCACCGATCCGCAATATGCCGACAAGCTGATCGCCGTGATGCGCGGCCGCCAGCTGTCCATCTTCGACCGCCCGGAGGCGCCATGAAATCCGCCTTCCTGACCCCGCTGATCACCGAGTGCGTCGACGACCTGGCCGCCGGCGGACGCGGCACCTGGCGCGTGATGGCGCCGTTCCGCTATCAATCTGAAATCCTCGGCCGGGTGATCGAAGTCGAAGCCGGCTTCCTGACCGACTACGCCAGCGTGCCGCGCCTGCCGGTGCTGTACCTGCTGTTCGGCGACACCTCGCACAAGGCGGCCGTGATCCACGACTGGCTCTACCATCACCACGAGGTGTGCGACGAAGCCACCGCCAACCGCGTGCTGCGCGAGGCGTCGGAAGCCGACGGCATTCCGGCCTGGCGCCGCCTGGGGATTTATCTGGGCGTCCAAATTGGCGGCACGCCGTCATGGAGGGCGGACGGTCCCGCTTAAACCACCCATATTATTGGTACACTGCTGCATCCGAAAATTCTGAAAGAAGAAA